AAGATAAAAAAGCTGACGGTGGTCGTATTGGATTTGATGGTGGTGGGTCTCCACTACAAAGATTAAGACAAGAGATTGTTGACAGCATGAGACCTTATGCACCTGGTAATGTAACAGAAGATCAACTTCAATTAATTGTTAAAGACATAACACTAGACATGACAGCAGAACAAGCTCAAACATCAGCAAAAAATAATTTTATAAAATTATTTGGTATGGCTGACGGTGGGAGAGCTGGATACGCTGGTGGTAAATTAGTTAAGACAGGAGAAAATAAAGGTAAGTATCGTTATACTGTAGGTAGTGGTAAAAATCTTAGAAATTTTTATACAACAAGTCGTACAGAAGGAGAAAAGTGGGTTAAAGAAAATAGAGGCACTATATATTTTAAAGGATCTAAAAAAGGAGAAAAAGCTGTTGCAAGAACAGCAAAAGAAGGAAATGATTTAGCCAATAGATATAATAAACTTATAGAGAATTCTTTTAACAAAGAAGATATGTCTAAAATACCATCGTGGAAATCTTTTTTAGAAAAACAAAAATTAAAACATGGAACTGTTAATTTTTATAGAACTAACGCATCTAAATATAATTTAATTAACACTATTGATAAAAAAAATGAATTAGTTAATATGTTAATTGAACGAGCTAACAATGATTTAAAACATACACCTTTTATAGACATTCAAAAAAAAGTTAGCATAAGTAATAGAGTTGATACTAAAACTTGGAAAAATTTTATAATTAAATTAGATTCAAAAGAAAACAAAGTTAGTAAAGCATTTAATTATTTGTATAATAGTAACTTTAAATTAAAATCTCGTGTAAGACAAACAATTAAAGATATAACAGGCATACAAACTAAAGATATAATAAACGCAGGTTTAAGCAAAAATATTAATTACAATAATAATTTAAAAGCATTAGAGTATGCTTCATATGCTCGTGATTTATATGATTCAAAAAATCCTAAAACTTTAAAAGAAATTATAGATACTTCTGCGTATAGAGCAGGAGGTAACATTGTTTGGACATCTGATATTGACAATCCTAAATTAAAAAATAGAGCTAATAAAAATATTTTTGATTATGCTCTTAGAAATTTTAATTATCATCAAAAATATAAAACAGGTAAAGGCATGGTAACTTTTTATGATGCAAAAACAAACAAACCAATTAATTGGGATCAAATTCCTGATAAGGGTAGAGGTTATAAATTTTTAAAACCAAGCACTGTTTATTTTG